CTGTTTCCATATCTGTATGATTTTCATAAAACTCCCCACTTGTGACATGAAGTTTTGTTAGTACATAATTTTTGATTTGTTTTGGTGTCATTTTATTTTACCCAAGGATAGTTATTTAGTATCTTTCGGTAGTAATCCCTACCCTCTATATTGGGTTTATTTATTCCTTTTAAATGTTTTAATAATCCGACCAATTGGACTAAAGTATCATAGTTCCAAATATGTTGGTATTTTATTCTACTTATAGGATATTGACCCATAAGGATACTTTTAGCTGTTACTTCACTAAATCCATCATGTTCGTTCATTCTTAATCCACAATGGTAATTCTTAATATCTTTATTAAATTGTTCGTTTGATACGAGTCCATGTTCTATTATATTCTTCTTTTTAAGTCCTACACTTGAACCATATAAATGAAACTCCATCTTTGGGAATGTTTCAGCTAATAGCTTTGCTATCTTAAATCCATATTCAACCTCTCTTCCTGGTCTTCCTGATAAAAATACTTTCTTCTTACCTTCTTTAAAACTAATTGGGAAATCGTCTATGTCTTCTAAAAATGAAGGCACTACTTTTGATTCTATCCCTAATTTCTTTAATTCCTCTTGTTCTATTTCATTCTCGACATAATGTTCAGCTTTGAATACTTTGAATATCCAGTGCCAAGGTATAAAACTGTATTTCTTGGACTTCTCTAGTCCTTCTCCATCTGAGTAAGCGTATCCTTTCTTTATGTTCTGAATATCTCCCCCTGCCCATAATACGAACCTTTTTCCTCTGTGTTTCATAAAGGCTTTCCAATCGTTAATATGATATAATCCGAAGAATACTTTGTTACCATAGTAGTCTTCTTTCTTACTGGCTTCCTCTAATCCCCAAACTTTTAAGGCTTTATCTTTGAAACCGTTTATTGAACTTGATATCCTCAATTTGTACATAAATGTATTGTTATTATATGTCCCCAGACACCCCAAGGTATTGGTCTTTTTCCTCCCCATAAGTCTGGCATTCTTTTAATTGTAACTTTATATCCCATATCCTCTAAGAACCTATAGTTGGCGATTAACCTATGATTTCCTTCGTGAAAGTCACCATAATACTCGCCCTCCTTTGAATATTCTTCACTGTGTGGTTCTATTATAACTACTCTCTTCTTAGCCACCCTTATCATTTCAGAGATTATCTTCTTGAAATCCTTGATAGTATTCATTACCATAACTGCTTGACAATAAACAATATCAAAACTGTTGTCAGTGAACTTCATATCCTTTCCATCTCCCCTTGAAATATCTAATCCTCTCTCCCTACCCTCTTCAATCATTCCCTTATAATTAAGGTCAGCGTAACTCTCCTCGTTATCTATTCCTTGTATATCTTTATCTGGAAACTCCCTCTTGACTTCAATCAAGACATCTCCGTGAGAACAACCAACTTCTAATATATTATCCCACTCAATATCTTTTAACTCTTCATTTATTAAATTAAATTGTGTTTTTAACATAGTTTTTCACTTTATAATATCTTAATCTTACTTCTCTTCGCCATAACCTTATATATGTTCTGACTGCGTATGGAAACTCTCTATGGATAAGTATAACCTTTCTATGGTAATGACAGTCTTTTATCTTCTTATCAAGATCGTCAACACAATTAACCTTATGACCGATAGTTGTTGTAACACCCTCAACTACTCCTAACTTTCCCAATTTACTTAGTCTTAACATCAAATCTAGGTCTTTTGCCCTTGGTAAATCCTCGTTATATCTCAATCCCTTACGAAATAAGACTGAACTGTGAGGAAATGGCATTCCCTCTAGGTTGATTTTAATCTTTCCGACTTGTCCTGGTTGCGGGTTAGTTCCTACTGCGATATAATCAGGGTTATTATCCAAGAACTTAACTTGTTTCTCAAGTTTATCTTTACTCAAAGACCAATTATCATCATCATCTAAGATTGCGATATACTCTCCCTTAGACTCGTCTAATCCCTTATTTAAGGCTTTAGTTCCACCCAACTTTCTATCACTATCATCGATAACTATAAGCTCAAAGTCCTTATAGGTTTGACTTCTAACACTCTCAATCGCTCTTGTAAGGGTTTCTCTACCAACAGTAGTAATAATGACTGATACTTTAACTTTTTTTGACATAACACATAATATTATTACTAATTATCTCTAGTTCTATTACTTTGTCACGTGCGACAATGTTCTTAATATCCTCCACTGAAATACTCCATAAGTGTTGGGAATATATATGTCTTTCAAGAGTTTCGTCTTTAGGGCAAGAAATTGCCATAATCCCATTTGGTTTCAATACTCTCTTTGCTTCTGTGATAAGTTTTTCAGGACTTTCAGAGTGTTCTAATATCTCTCCTAAGACAACATAATCAAAGTATTTATCCTTGAAAGGTAAGTTATTCATATCTCCAACGATATAATTAACCTTATTCTTTCCTTTTAAGGTATCAATTAACTCATCTGCGAAGTCCACCGCCCATACTTCTGTATCTGGTTTTTCTGAGGCTATTAACGCCAAGGGAGAAACTCCACAACCCATATCCAATAGTTTTCCCTTTTTGAATCTTTTCAACAACCAATTTATCCTCCAAATATCGTCATAGTCTAGACCACTTTCGTTAAAATGGTCTAGTAATGATTTGTTGTAAATCTCTCTAGTATTACTATTTCCTTCTTCTAACCTAATCATACTTTTGTTTTATCGTGGCACTTTCTACAAAGTGTTCGCCCATTATTTATATTCCACAACTCTTCACAAACGAGTGCCTCTTCTAATGTTTTGAGTTTATATTCTCTAATAATATCTACAAATCGTTTGATATGATGAGCTTCTAAATAACAACCTCTTATATTACATTCCTGACAAGTGAAATCATCTCTTGTAAAAACATCTGAACGCCATTGGCGATATTTAAAACAAGTCCTTATCTGATTACTCAAAACAGATATTCCCCCCTTCCAAAGACTACATTTCTCACCCGTTCTTCCTCTCATATTAGAAGTGTCTTTTATCTTCCAATGTTTTCCAGTATTTAGAGATGTCTGATTTTTACGAGCTACTTTGATTTTATCTTTCTGACATTCTGTCATTGGTGGTCTCTTTTTGCCAAACCAGTATCCCTTATGACCTTTTTGAAATAAGTAATCTTTTAACATATTATTCTATCACTCCAAACTTACTTATTATCCTTTTCTTCTCTGCCTCATCAGTAAACTCTTTACCGATAAAGTCGTGTTGAGTCTTTTCTAGAGCGTCATGTTTATAACCCATCCAAGTAGTCGAAAGATTACTTCCATGAGTGTTTACCATATACTTACCATCTGATAAACTCTTACACTCGAATAGTTTAATCACATCCTCGTGACTCTTCATATCCTTGATATACTCGTAATGTTTCTTTGGGTCTAAGAATACATCAGCTGGATACATAATTGTGTAAAATGGTGGTAGATGTCCTTCTGGTGGATTCCACTCAGCTAATCTATCGTTATCCATATCTCTAAGATATCCATTCCAGTAAACTAAAGCTCCTTTCTCAACGAATGGTTGTTTCTGTATCTCGGTAACAGCATCCTCATGAAGCATATCGTCAGAAGCTAATATAGTTTCATAAACATATTTAGCGTCTCCAACTGTTTCTTTAAAAGTTGGTAGAATATCTTTCAATCTCTTCTTCAAGTCTTTCTTTTCTGTTCTATCAAACTTATCATCCCAGAATGGTAATCCTCCAAAAGTAAATATTGTTCTCCATTCCGCACCACAAAGATAATTAAATAATCCTTGAGTTAGACTGTTCTTAACCTCTTCTGGTCTAAAACTTATCCAGTGAACAAAGAATTGATTTGATTGGTTCTGTAAACTCTTAAGAGTATTTTCTTTAAATATCTTAATCCTTTCCTTAAACCATTCGTCTCCCTTAAATCCACGAGACCCTTTTCCAGCTCCTGCCCCTAACCCTGTGAAAGGAGTCATAACTAGATGACATATTGGACTCTCGTCTATACGTCTTTTTTCTTCTCTGAATACTCTTATTGATTCTTTTACATTCATGATTCTTTTTGTTTATTTTTTTTAAATCCAAATTCGTATTTCCACTTCATATCTGCCCAATACTTGTCTGCATCAGTAAACTCAAACTCTTTCAAGTCTATCTCTCTCATAACATCCATAAGTCTGAATCTATAAGCGTCATCATATTCAAAGAAAAGACACAATATATCTCTCATTTCAGTCCACTTACCTTTCATCTGTTCCTCTCCTTCTCTACTTCTCATAAGGGTAAACACCCTATGGAGTTCTCTAACAGGCTTTGAGTATTTCTTTGGGTCAACTAACCCTATGTCTCCATTCTGTGACTGTGGAATCATGTGATTGGGTAGTCTTTCTCTCATTACTAACCAAGCCCATTTGTATATGATTGGAAACATCTTCTTGATTACTGTCATCGTTTCTACCACTCTTGCGTCAGGCATTCCAGGAAAAGGAAATTCATGTCCTGGTATCCAACTCTCCATACCTCCCTCGTCTGGGAAATTATTGAGTACCTGTCCGACATCGGTAGATACTATGTTTGGATTATTTGGTCTCTTATATACTTTTAAAAGAGCTTTCAATAGAAATCCTACTATATTGTTTAATATTTTTTTCATGTTTTTATTTCGTTTTCAAACGCCATCGGGGAAAAGCGTTTGATTCTCCCCCCGATAAACGACATTAAATTAATGTTATAACAGTCCTAACATCTGACCTCCATCTGTTGAATCACCTGAAGCGATAGCCATTCCACCTAATTGATACAAATCAAGGTCAGTGGCAATAGTCAAAGTTGATGTAGAAGTAAACGCGTTTGTTCCATCTCCAACTACGAAGAAAAGAACAATTGCTTTATCTTCTATATCATCAGCTTCAAGTCTATTCATTAAGAAGGATAATGCTGACATTCTTGAACCAGCGTTAATTCCCCAGTAATTATTAGATTCTGTGGAAGCACAAACACTTGAGTACACACCATCTGCGTCTATCAATAATACTCCAGCTCTATAACGAGTTGCAGTAACATCATATCCACCAGTTGCTGTGTTGTTGGTTGCAGAATGAGGAATCAAGGTACAAGTTACACCACCAGCTTCTCTGGTTGTTGAAACTGCGTCTGTAATTCCTACACCTTTCATATAGGTTGTATTACCAATCCTATACATAAAGGTTCCTGTAGTCCTCAAATATCCACCTAATCCTGATGTACCAGTTTCTGTAGTTGGTACTAATGCCATTGGGGCACTTCTGTAAATAACTACATTCTCAAGAGACCTCTTAATGACATAAAATGCTTCTTTTAGGTTTTGATGTCCTAGGTACTGTGAACTTATCCAATTACTAATCATTTTATTTTAACCGTATTTGCCCCCCATTCCCCTAAGCACGTGGAGTGCATGGTAGGGGCATTACTTCTCATCGACCTATTAGTCCGTGCTTTGACGGATAAGAAGTTTCTTATACATCGAGAGCCGACTTCGTTTCTTCACCTCGTTGTCCTATTGCTTGACTTCTGACATCCAATTCAACATCGAATCTTTCAGAAATCATTTCAGCAACTTGTTCTGGGACTTGAGTCATTGTTCCCTTTGGAACATTGAACTTATATCCATTAATACAGAACGGTTGGACAGCTCCTCTCTTCTCCCCTTTTTCAAGAGGGATAAGAATACTCACTTTGGGTTGAGAGTCAAGATAAACTTTCTGTTGTTCAGCTTTCGTCTTAACCCTTTGTTGAATATCACTAACAGAAGGAGTTTTGGTTGAAGTCTTTGGCTCCTCTCCTACTGTTTCATTTTCATCTTTGATGTCTTTTAATTTCTTAGGCATAATCGTCCTAACGAACTTTTAACTCTTATGACTAGACAGCTACTGTACACTCTAATCTCAACATTGCGTTATCGTCTAGAATCTTGGCTACAAATGTAGCTTTCCAACCTGAAGTAGTTCTTTGGTCTAATGGATCTCCACTTCCTGCTGAACCTAGAGGCTTAACAATGTTCTTCATAGCTTCCCCTGAAATTCTAGTAATACCATAGGCGTTTTGACCTAACATTAGGATAGAATGAACAGTGATTGCAGTTGATGCAACATTGTTCGTAATAGCCCAAGTCTTAGCTTCACTTGTTTGAATGAATCTTACGTCATCCAATGCTCCGAACTCTCCATCCATTACATCTCCTTGATTAGGATATGCTTGGACTGGAATAAATCCAGTTAAACCTTTTAAAGTATAAGCTACCTTTGGGTCAGTGATACCTACATAAGCTGCATTAATTGGAGTAGTGTTGAAACCTGTGGCAGGATTTACAATTCTTGTAATCTTTTTAGCGTTGTTATTAGCTAATGTAGCCACTCCTCCTCTGACAGTGATAGCGTCTATATAACAAGTAGCTAAAAAGTCAAGTCTGCTTCTTCTTGCGTCTGGGTAAGATACTGAAGTTCCAGCTGTTACCACATCTCTAGCCAAATTGTCTAGAGTTAATGCTGCCTGTTCACCAAGAACCTGTGCTGCTTCTGTCAAAACTGCATCCTCTGATTCGTAGTTAACTACATCAGTCAAAGTTACATAATCACCATATTGTAGTACATCTGCTGTAATATCTGATACAGACAATTGACTACCGACTGGAGTTGTTCCTTCAGTTAATGCGGTTGTTGCTACTGCAAGAGAGGAATACTTTCTAAACTTAATAGTATTACTTCCTGACTTTCTAGGAATATCTCTTACTTGTCCAAACTTAGTATAAACTAACAATGGGAGTAATCTTTCTAGTAAAGTCCTGTCATAAAAATTGTTAACTTCGTCAGGTATTTCTATTTTAGTTGTATAAGGCATTCTTTTAACCGTAGTTAATCTTGTAAGTCTGAAATATCGACTTTAAACTATTCCCGACTCTTGTGAAGAATATCAGTTTGATACTCCTCGAATTCATCTTTCGACATATCCCAGATACCTTTCTTCTTTCCTGGAACAGTTCTTTTACTCGAACCTCCTGATTTTGTTTTGTCTGCCTCTTTATCTGCTTTTATCTTGAGGTCAGCTCTTGTATTCGCTTCATCGTCAAGATGTTCTCCGACTAATCCTGAAGCGATAAATCCAATAGGAACGTTGGAATAATCATCGTCATTCACATACTTTCTCATTGTCTTTTCATACTTTCTGAAATCAGGATTTTCAGACAAGAACGTTTGAAGCATCGTCTCCGAAACAGACTTTTTATCACTTTTATCTAATAAGGAGCGTAACTCTTTACGAGTTACAGGTTTATCGTCTTCTTCTCCCTCGAAATCGTCATCATCTTCTAACTCTCCAGCTTCTTTCTTTTTCTTCCATTGACGAAATTCATACCCTAACTTCTTATCTTCAGTGGTTTGTTTAGGAAAACGCTTCTTTGGTTCCTCGTCTACAGGTTTCTCTTTTTTCTCTTCCTCTTCAGACTTTTCATCTTCTTTCTTCTCTTCTTCTTCAGAGGGTTTTTCTTCTGTTTTTTTATCCTCCTCCTTGGTTTCCTCTTTGGTCTCCTTAGATTCAGACTCTTCTGAGGTTTTCTTTTCCTCGTTTTCTTTCTCTGGCATGTTTCTTATTTGTCGGACTCGCTTTAAAGATTATTGATGAAGAATGCCGATACATCACCTTTCTCTCTAACTAACCGACTAAATAGTTACTACTTTTTTCGACTTTCTAAGCCTTTACGGGCTCGGAAGTTCTCACTAGGTAGTCGTTACGGTTGAAACAACCCCTGATGAGAACGTCTGAACCTATCAACGCTTTTTAATCTTTTTTTTATCTTCCTCTATTTCTTTTACATCCTTATAATAAGGGTCAGAATCTATAAAGATATCTGGTTGGTTTGTTGTCAACGCTTCTATCAATTTATCAGGAAGTTGACTCAATATAATCCAGTACGCTCTTATACGTTTCTGTTCCTTTTCCTCTCCCTCTTTCCATTCCTTTTTAGGGTCTAAAATCTCATTAGTGATTTCCTCTATATCTGTCTTGATTAGTTTCTCTGATAAAAACACCCAGTCAGGATTGTCTTTAAGACTCCTGAAATGGTCGAGAGCCTCGTTCTTAGCTTCTTCTGTTGTGAATAATTTATCTAGTTGCATGTTTATGTTCCTGTGTTAGATGTTTGAAAAGTCTCTGGAATATTCTCCTTAGACCCTCCTTGCGTGGTTGGTTTAGCTTCCTCTGGTGACCTTTCTGCTTGTTGAGGCATATCTATCTGTGGTTTCTCTTGCATTGCAGTAACTTGATACTTTCTCAATAGATATAACGCTTTCTTATGGTTTTCTATATGACTATCCCTTACTTTACTTATATCTAACTTCATATGAATTATCATGTGAGATTGGTGGTCTTGTTGAACCTCTACCCTTGCCTGAGTTCCTTTCTCCATCAATTCATTCTCCATTTCTGCCTCTATTTCATCTAATGTCATAGGGAATAACATCTTAATTTGTTGGGTTCTAAACCCATTAAGACGAGCTAATTCTTTATCCGCATATCTTCTATTCGTATCTGGGTTGTTGACAATTATGCCATAATATTGTGTGAATGCGTTCTTTTCTTTTAACCTCTTAGCCTCTGCTACTATTCTACTTTCAATTATTATATCTGGGTCAGCTAAACCTATTAAATCACCTTTCTTATATGGTCTAACTTCTGGTCCCCATACTCCAGCTATTCTTACCATCTTCTTATCAATCTTGTCTTTGAAGTGTGTTTTATACCCAAGATACCACCATTGCCAGAACTCTGCCTCTGACCATCCAAATATCTTAGCGGCTAACGAATATCTTGTATCAACCTTAGCTGATACTAATTCTAACTCTCCAAGTGTTCTTGCTTGTCTTGAAACCATACCCTGTTGTATCTCTGGGGTGGCTAAAGCTCTTTGAGCTGACTGATCCATCAAGTCCATAATCCAACTGACTTGTTGATGTACTAGTGGTTTATTCATAGGTTGGACTGCGTCATTTACAGCTCCTGCACCTTGAACTCTTATAAACTTATTAAATCCAAATCTCAAGTCTGACCTATTCTTTATTCTATCCTCATTAAATAGATACATTGGTTCTACATCAGCCTTTGCTGACATCAATCCAAGGTTCTGTAATATTGCCCTTGCTCTCTGTTTATCCTCAGTCAAATCAGGAACTGATACTCCATCCCAATCATGTGCTGAAGGAAATAACTTTCTGTTTATGGCAGGCCATATATCCTCCTTAATTAGTGTTAATCTTACTAACTTTGTCTGACTATTCCCAACTGTTACAAGGTATTTCTTACCCTTAATATGTGTATACCAATCCAAGAGAGCGTATTCAGCGTTCTCTTTAAGTTGGTCTTCCTTCTCACTAACATCTGACAATCCTTGGGCTCTTCTTCTCTTCTGTTTCGCCTTTGATAAAAGAGACTTTAACTCCTTACCAACTTTCAATTGGTCAAGGTTGAAATATTCCTTGTTCTTTTCCAACTCATATTTAGTAGCTGATATTTCTCTACCCCAAAACCTACAGGCGTTATTACCATTGGAATCTCCATTAAACGCTACAGCTCTAGGGTCTCTTAATGTCGTACAAGGATCCATAACTTGTGGTCTTGGACACATCTTTTTTCTATCAAACTCCTGAACTAACAATAATCCATTACCCATAAACAGAGTATCCCAATCCCACTCAAAGTCTAATAGGTTTTTCCTCATCTCATCATAATCAAACTCTGCTGTTAGTACGAGATTTTCTGCTACCTCTTCGTCTCCTTTTTCTCTTGGTCCAAATCCTACATTCAATCTGTCATCATATAAAGAGGCCAATAATGTTTGAAATACTGTGAATAATAGAGGGTCACCAATCTTTGTCTTATCCCTCTTTTGGTTGTTGTATACAGTCATTCTGATAAGCCATTCCTCAATCTTGGGTCGCATAAAATCATAACACGGTTCATATTCTTTTTGAACTTGTGATATTATAGCTTCCTCTCCCCCTAAGAAATCTATCAATATACTCTTCTTATTTTCTTCTGTTGTCTCTTCTTGTTTTTCAGGCATGTTATTTTCTAAACCTTTTTAAAGTTTCTTCTAATTTGGTTTTCTTGTTTCCCTTAGAACTTGGTTCGATACCTCTTATCTCAAAACTACTGTCGCCACGATCTCCATCAATATCTTCTCTTATGTTAATTCCTGTCATCTTTAATTCTAGACCGATATTATAAGTTTTCCCTACTTCCCACTTCCTAGATTCTGGAAGATGTTCTAACTCAATAGAAAAATAAGGATACCTTTCTTTGAAAGGTTTCCCCTCTATAGACTCCTTTGATGTCTTAAGTTTTAGTTTTCTCATAAAATAAAAGAACCGAAAACAACGTCTTCAGTTCATTTTAATAATTAAACTTTTTATAGTTCTTATAAGTATATCACAAATTACAAGCGTGTCAACTACCTGCTATCATCTATGAGACGAAAGTTATAAATCATGTTCTTTATCTCTCTCATTTCATTGTAGAACCTCTTGTATGGGTGGTCTTGCATCGACATAGAAAAGTAGTCATTGATTACTTCTTTCAATCCATCCTTATCCTCAAAGTGAAACATAAATCTTCTTTGGTCTAGTGGGGTTATCTTCTTAATCCTACCACCATTCATTCTAAGAACAACTGCTAAACACAAGTCAGATGTAGTGTACTCTCTCTTTATTTTGATTGTTTCTGTTGTCTTCATATTACTTCTTGGAATCTCTTTTATTAGTTGATTTCTTCTTTGGTTTATCTCTTTCAAGAAGAGTCTCTACAGTTGTTTCCGCTGCCTTTGAAAGGAAATGTACCATTCCATTTATCTCCTTATTAGTTGCTAACTCTTTACAGAATACCCTATACCACTGATACCACTTTAATTGGTTCTTGATAAAAGTACCATAGAACTGTTCTTTGTAAATCAATAGATACTCGAACCTCCACTTGTCTAATTGTCTAATTATTATCGGACAATCCTTATATTTATATTGTTTAAATACTTTCATTGTTTTCTTCATCTTATGTAGGGATCATCGTCTTTTAACTCTGAACCCTTTGGCATTGGGCTTGAGTCAAATGGACGATGAGCCAATTGTAATTGATAAGCTGTTGCGTCTATTACATCATCTGTCATACCTTTTGGAAAAGTAAATAACTCTTCCTCTAGTGCGTGACATTCTCCTTTGATATGTATTATCGACCTACTAGCATATCTTGGGATAAGACCTCTTACTCTTATTTCTTTCGCTGTTCCCTTATGACTTAATGGTTCTATCGGTAAGAATGTATTTCTCTTTCTCATTTGGTCATCTATGTATGGTTTCAATCCATCTGTATATTGTGTTTTCTCTATCCCTATCTTCTCATAGTTTCTTAATCCCTGTAAGAAGAATAGTTTCTCCACCAAGTCTTTTGGATCTAACTTCTCTCTCCACGCTTTTAAGTTCCAGAAGTTCTCTTTATCTACAGAGTTATCACAAAACCCTGTATAGTCTGCTGAACTCTTCTGACTCAACGCTGGGTCGACCGTTAGATAGTTTCTGGTATCCATTGCTCTTACTTCTTTTTCGTCACGATATGTCATCCAGTTATTCTTAAACTCTTGTCCCTCTGTTAGAATTGGAGTTTGTTGGTACAGTGAAGACCATTCATAAGGACCTATGTTCTTCTTTATATTCTCTAAGGCTTCTAATGGAAACTTATATGACCATAGTGGTTCTCCTATCTTTCTACACTCCTCTTCCTCTATCGCTATAGCTGGAAACGATACCAACACCCATTCGTCTCCTCCCTCTTCTTCTGCTTTTAATAATCTACCTATTAAATCATCTAAATGCCAACGAGTTGCTATAATAATAACTGAACCACCTTTCTCTAATCTTGTATATGCTGTTGATATATACCAATTCCATATCTTCTCTCTAATAACTTCACTGTCTGCTTCCTCTCTATTCTTAAAGGGGTCATCAATAATCAACACATCAGCTCCTCTCCCTGTTATGGGACCACCCACACCAGTTGAGATATATGTTCCTCCCTCTGTTGTTCTCCACTTACCTTTTGCCTGTTCGTCTGCTCTTAGAGTTGTTTCAAATATATCGTGATAGTTATCACTATTAACTAAGTCTCTTGTCTTTGCCCCAAAGTCCTGAGCCAAGTCAGACGAATAAGAAGCTGTTATGATTTCTTTCTCTGGATGTTTTCCTAAATACCAAGCTGGGAAGTTTATTGTTGTCAACTGACTCTTCCCATGTCTTGGTGGCATCTGAATCATCAATCTTTTAATCTTTCCACTCTCTATCATTTCTAAACCTTTCGCCACCTCTTCGTGGTGCCAATTGGTTTTATAATCTCTCTTGGTTATTATAGAGAAATCAATCAGGCTGAACTTTCCCGCCTGCATTATCTTTTTTTGTTCTTCTACTGAGTAACTCATCTACTTGTTCTTTAGTTAATAAACTCTTTAAATTATGTTTTATATCTAACCCTTGTCTAGGCATACCATCCATATAATTCCAAATAAGTTGTCTCATCTTATTATTATGTTCTAGTGCGTCTTGGATAATATTCTCTGCTAACATTTCTAAAGCATCTCTCTTACCATCAGGACTCATCTCTATAAGCTTTTTTTTAATCATAGCAGTTAAAGACAAAGTTCCAGGTTTCTTACCTTTTGGATTACCTGATACGCCTGGCTTGAACTGAGTTTTCTTTCTACCATCTACCTGCTTTTCACCTGCTTTATCAGGCTTATCAGCGAAGCCCTCAACAATAACCGCTTTCTCTATTGAACTTTTCTTTTTCTTTTTCATACTACTTCTAACCCTTGTTTAATTAGTAATTCATCGTTGTACTTATCGACCTCTTCCCTTATTGGTATTCTTATATTATTTTGTTTGGCGAATTCTATAAACGCTTTCATATCTTTTGTTAAACACTTACCTGAATATCCTCTCTTTCCATTATGGTAAACTTTTAGATGGGCTTTTCCTGCCCACTTACCTACCGCCATTGCGTGAGTTACTTCAACCCACTCTTCTTCTGTAAATCCTATCGCCTTACATATATCATATAGTTCATTATTCATTGCAACTTTTATTGCGAGCCAAGTGTTGTCTCCATACTTAATCATTTCTGCTACTCTTGCAGGAACTATACTAGAATACTCAGACTTTGGTAATTGTGACATTATCTCCTCTGCAACTGAATGACTCTCTCTTGTATATCCTACTATTTGTTTATCTGGGAAAAATAGATCCTCGTGAGCTGTGGCTTCTGCCAAGAACTCTGGATTGAAGATAAACTTATGTTGTGGATACTTCTCTTGTAACATATCTATAGTTCCAGGGATTATTGTTGACTTGATAATAAGAACCTTACTTCCTGTTATCTTTTCAACCACTGACTCTACTATACTTATATCACATCCTACTCCCTCTATGTAAGGAGTTGGAACACAGATATAAATAAAGTCTGCCTTGTTGACTTCTTCTATACTACCTATGTTTCTTCCACTATCATATAGTATTGGGCTTCTTAAGTATTCCGCTAAAGTTGCCCCTACCATTCCAACACCTATGATTCCTATTGTATACTTGAACATATTGTTTCTGTTAATTTTATTACATCTTTTGCCCTTACTCCCTTTCCTTCTATTAAGTCTTTATAGACAAATCTATGTAAGTCCTCTTGGGACAAATTATCCTTTGAGGAAAAGTTATAATGATTTCCATTTATCTTGAACACTCTCTTCTGTGTCTCCACTGGTTCTTCTGTACTTAATTTCCAACGACATCTATATTTCTTTCCAATCAATATACCCTCGGCAACATTCTCTTCATTTCTTATCTTGATAAACTCTGTAGGATAACCGAATAGATAAAACAATAAATCAAAATAATGTATCCCTAGATTAAACACTATCCCTCCACTTCTCTTCTCGTCTCCTTGCCATCCTTTGAAATAATTGTTCTCCCTGTGTACGCTAATATTCATCTCAATATTATTATAATCCAAGACCCTGATTTCTTTTAATGTAGGGTGATACCTTAATTGTAATACCACAAATATGTTCTCATATTTTGTCAACTCTTCTACATCTTTAACAGTTATGGCTAGGGGTTTCTCGCATAATACAATCTTACCTTTCTTCGCCTCTTCTAAACAATATTTGAAGTGAGTATCATTGGGTGTCAGTATCGAGATATAGTCCTCTCCACAATCTCTACCTACTATCTCTCCACCAATACTTTGAATAGCCTTGATATGTCTTGGACTTATAAATCCATTACCTATTAGAGAAAACTTCATACTTCTTTTGATATCTTATCTAGTTTCTTGAGTCTTGCCTTGATTCTCTCAACCTTTCCCTCTTTTCTTGTGTCTGATACATCTTCTAATAATATATCAATGACTTGTTTCTTTATCTTTTCTTTATTCATTTTCTTTTTTGACGCAGGATTGCCTACCCAAGTCTCCCCGTCTGGAATATCCTTGGTAACGACACTCCCTGCACCGATTACACTTTTAATACCTATTGTTATCCCTGGGAGTATAGTTGCTCCTGCCCCTATGACTGCTCCCTTTTTAACGAGTGTCTCTGTCCAATTCTGAGAGGGTGGATATTTATCATTCGTCATAACTACCCCTGGCCCAATGAATACATCGTCCTCTAGCCT